CAGCACGTAGGATCGATTCACCTTCGTCCGTTACTAAGACGAGTTCCCCATCGAGCACCCAAACAAACTCATCTTCTGCACTATGCCAATGGCGCTGGCCTGACCATGCTCCTGGCGGCAGGTGAGTAAGATTGACACCGAACTGAGTTAGACTGGCAACGTCCCCTAGGGCTCTTCGAATAAGGTTGCGACAGGGAATATCGAATGGAACTGGATAGCCCGAGCCTTCGCTAACTGTTGCTTCGGCGATGCTGATCTTACCCACTTTGGTCCTCTCCTACTCTCTCGAAGAGATGATCCCACTGTGACCTCAAAAGCAAGGCAGAGAGAGCACGACGCTAAGAGGGGTTCAGCCCGAGAGCGCGGCTACAACACCAGGTGGGAGAAAGCCCGCAAGACCTACCTGATGCGTAATCCCGTGTGCGTCATGTGCCAAAGGCAAGGGCGAGTGACACCGGCCACCGTGGTCGATCACATCATCGCTCATAAGGGAGACACCCGCCTCTTCTGGGATACCGAAAACAATTGGCAGGCCTTGTGCAAGGCCCACCATGACAGGGACAAGCAGCGCGAGGAGCGAGGGCGCTTTCAGGCTGTAGGAGAAGATGGCTGGCCAATTTGCCTTGAATGAGGGCTACATATGCCGCGCCTCCACAACCTCAAACCCAATTCCTAGTTCCGTCCTGCACTGGGAATTCAGCTCCTCAGCAGTCTGCGCCCGGATGAGTTTCACTTCGTTCGCCAAGCAGCCACGCATGCCGTAATAGACGTAAGCAAGTCCACCTTGAGGAAAGAAGAATGCGGCGGCCGTCACACCTGCATCCTCCGGACTACAGAGACTATATCTGTAAACGCTGTTCTCACCTGTTGCGACCATAAGCTGCTCACCCTTCGGGCCGACTAGAGATGAGATCCCATCGAAGTACAGCGTGGAACCGTGCAGGAAACGGAACTCCGTTGGGCTATTACTCGCGATCGTATAAAAATCGCCTACGGATGCGATCTCCGGGTCAGTAATGAGATTAAGAAATGGGTTGATAAGAACGTCAAAGGCAGAGGGATCGATCTTGATCCGATGCACATCGGCGGCCCCCAAAATGTTAGCCTGCCAAGTCGGAAGGCGATAATTTGTCCGCCGCTTTTTCTTATATTGTAGGAAGGCGACATACGCATCGCGGTCACCGATCCAAATCTCCCTGCTTCTGGTTAGATTGCCAGCCGAGATTTTCGTCATCACTGGGAAACCATGGAAAGCCAGTATGTATTCATTACCAGTCCGACGACTGCCTTGAAGGAAGAATTCTTCGATCAGCTTTCTCTCTGGAACAACTGGGTACGTCTCATGAAACGCCCGAATTGTCTCTTCAGCCAGCTCCGGTGACTGAGAGAAGGAAAGACAAACGGTTGGCGACAAGAAGCAGGTCTTGACGACTCCCTCATTTCGTCTGGTGGAGCCACCTGGCCCAGTGAGCCTAGTATCCGCTGCAATGAGCACACGGTTCCCAAAGGCTTGGGCAACCACAAAAGTCATGCCAGATCTCTCTTTGTGAAAATGTTAGAAAGAGGTGCGGTGCTAGGCACTTACATCAGTAAGGGGGTAGGGGAAAAGTCTAGACCACTTCCACCCCGGACCGGCGCCCTCAGTCAAACGCGAGATCCCGCAGGTTTTCGAAGAAAGTTCCCAAGGCTGCTAGCCCCAAAGTATGTGCGCTCCAGCACAGCTAAGCTTCGTCCGGCATCTATCGTCCTCCTAAGCCGAAGTCACATTGCGGCAGATCCTTGGGGGGAATAATGACGGAACCAGAGCCGGGTAGCACCGAAGCGAGTAAGAGCGCTGTCAAAGACTATGTGAAGGCGATCCTGAGAAAGCTTCTGGAAAGGCTAAGAAATAATGGGAAAGCGGGGGCCTAAACCCAAGCTGGCGAGTCTTCAGCGGCTCGAAGGAAACCCTTCGAAGCGTCCAATCATCGATCTCGGGATCGAGGCTACGGGGGAGGTTCTCGCTCCTGCCCACCTGCACGATGATGCGCAGAGTTGCATTGAGATGATACGGCGCTCGATGCCAGCGAAGACCTACGCCACTGTCGACACATTTGCCCTTTCCGCCTTCGCCACGGCCTGGGCCTGGCACAAGAGGGCGGCCCACGAGATGAACGCCCCCGATTTCGACCCTGTTGTCGATGGATCAAAGGGGCAGAAACAACCCAACCCATGGTTTCGCATACTGAAGGCCATGTCCGAGGAAATGCGGTCGTGGGGCGACCGCCTCGGGCTGGATCCAAAGGCAAGGGCCGCTTTCAAGCTCCCAGACGAAAAGCCGAGAAGCAAGTTCGACGGCCTGATCGGGCAGCAAGGGTCATCGCGTTCATTGAATGCCTGATCGTCCCGAGCGGCGAAGGGCAGGGTGGGCCGTTTATCCTCAGGGAATGGCAGAAGAGGTTCATTCGGGACATCTACGAGCCTCATGATCGGGCGACCGAGCGGCGTCTCGTGCGGCGAGCCATCCTCTCAATCGCTCGAAAGAACGGGAAGACGGCGCTCATCGCTGCTCTTGTGCTGGCTCACCTGATCGGGCCGGAGGCAATTACGAACGGAGAAATCTATTCGGCGGCGAACGACCGCGAGCAGGCCGCTCAAGTTTTCAAGATGGCTCGGCAGATCGTGGAGGCTGATCCTGAGCTGAAGGCCTTGGTGCGTGTCATCCCATCGACCAAGACGCTCGCCTGCTACTCGAATGGTTCATTTTATCGAGCCATCTCCGCCGAAGCGGGCACAAAGCACGGTTTCAACCCATCGCTTGTGATCTTCGACGAGCTGGCCCAAGCCAAGGACCGGGAACTCTATGACGTGCTCGATACGTCATTCGGCGCACGAGCGGAACCGCTCTTCGTCACTATTTCGACCCAGAGCAACGATCCGGAACACATCTTGTCGAAGCTCATCGATGATGGGCTAAACGCAAAGGATCCCACGATCGTGTGCCACCTCTATGAGGTGCCGGAAGAGCAGGGGGACATCTTCGACCCGAAGTGCTGGAAGTTGGCGAACCCGGCTCTCGGCGACTTTCGGTTTCTACCCGACCTGAAGGCCATCGCTGACAAAGCCCAGCGCATGCCGGCAGAGGAGCCGAAATTCCGCAATCTCTACCTGAACCAGCGTGTGGCGCCGGTTTCCTCCCTGATCTCGCGCGCCGAATGGATGGCCTGCATCGGGGATGCCGAGTTCGAAGACGGAGAGGAAGTCTACCTGGCACTCGATATGTCGGGGGTTATCGACCTGACCTCACTCATGATGGGTAGCGCAGGGGACCTGACCCGAATCCGATCATACTTTTGGAAGCCGGCTGATCTCCTGAAGGAACATAGCAACCGGGACTTCGGATCTGGTAATCTGCGTTATGTCGAGTGGCATGGAAGGGGTTGGCTCGATGTCTCGCCCGGTCGTTCAATCGACCCACAAGTGGTGGCGCTCAGGATTGCTGAACTGTGCCAGCGGTACAAAGTGCTTGGTCTCGCGTATGACCGCTGGCGCATCAACGATCTTCTTAGAGAGCTTGATCGGATCGGGCTCCAAGCCTTCCAGGAAGGCGAAAAAGGTGACGGCCTACGCCTCATACCGTGGGGGCAGGGCTATCGTGACATGGCGCCGGCCATCGACGCGCTTGAATTTGCGGTAATCGAACGGAAGCTCAAGCATCCCTCTAGTCCGGTGCTCAACTGGAACATGGCGAACGCAGTCGCCACGATGGATCCGGCCGGCAATCGCAAAATCGACAAGAACAAGGCTCGGTTCAGGATCGACGGTGCTGTGACGCTGGCGATGCTCTGCGGGATGAAGTCTCGCGACCGTAAGGACGAGCGAAAGCCTGAGTACCAAATGCTCGTTTTGGGCTGAGAAGGAACTACCAAATGAACAGGATGTATTCGGTCCTGACCGTTAAAGCGGTCGAGGAGGACCAGCGTATTATCCGCGGCGTAGCAACGACACCCAACCCGGATCGGGTTGGAGACATCGTGGAACCCTTGGGTGTCCAGTTCAAAAACCCCATGCCGCTCCTGCACCAACACGATCACGATAAGCCGGTCGGCACCGTCACCTTCGATAGACCCACTAAAGACGGCATCACCTTCGAAGCAAGACTGCCGATCATCGAACAGGCCGGCCCGCTCCGCGACCGCGTGGAAACCGCATGGGGCGAGATCAAAGCCGGTCTCGTCCGCGCCGTATCGATTGGCTTCCGCGCTCTGGAATACTCGTTCCTCGATGAAGGCGGCATCCGTTTCAATAAGAGCGAGGTTCTCGAGCTCTCTCTCGTCTCCGTGCCGGCGAATGCCGATGCGGTGATCTCCACCATCAAGTCGATTGACGCCCCTCTGCTCGCCGCGACCGGCAAAGAGCCCAAGGCAGATGATCGGCCTGTCCGCCCGGGCGCTGCCGGGAAAACCGTCAAATCTGTCAACTTGCGCCCGAAGGAGGGCACTGAAATGAAGACCATCGCAGAACAAATCGCGGCACTAGAGGCCTCGCGTCAGGCCAAGTCCGCCCGCATGGCTGAAGTCATGCAGAAGTCCATCGATGAAGGCCGTTCGACCGATCAGAGCGAGCAGGAAGAGTTCGACACGCTGGAAGGCGAAGTCGACGCCATCGACGGCGACCTGAAGCGCCTCTGTGCTCTTGAGAAGGCGCAGGCCGCCTCCGCTAAGCCGGTGGCTCACAACCAGATCAAGACGGGCGCCGAAGGCGCTGCTGTCCGCTCCGGTGTTTCTCTGCCGAAGCCTGCTCCTGAGAAGGGTATCCGCTTCGCACGCTACGCGAAGTGCCTTGCGCTCTCGACAAAGACCCATCAGCCAGTGGCAGCCATCGCTGAAGGCATGTACGGCAAGACCGATCCGGATCTCGTCGACATCGTCAAGGCAGCAGTGTCGGCGATGACGACGAGCAATACAGAAGCTCTAATCGGTAACGAAGGAGGCTTCGCGGACTTCGTGGAGTTCTTGCGTCCGATGACGATCCTGGGGCGCTTCGGCACCGGCAATATCCCGAACCTGACCCGGATCCCCTTCCGGGTACCGCTGATCACGGAAACCTCCGAGACCGAGGCTCAGTGGGTTGGCGAAGGCAAGGGAAAGCCGCTGACGAAGTTCACGGTTGGTCGCAACGAGATCACCCCTCTGAAGATCGCGGCCATCGCTGTGCAGACTATGGAGCTGATCCGCGATAGCTCGCCCTCCTCGGACGTGCTTCTGCGCAACTCGCTGGCCAAGGCCATCGCCAAGCGTTCGGACGTCTCGTTCATCGATCCGACCTCTGCGGCGGTCAATGGTGTCCGGCCGGCCTCGATCCTCAACGGTGTCCCGGCAGTCACCAACAGTGGTGCCACCGGTGCCGATGGAGTCCGCGAGGACGTGCAGGCGCTCATCGGAGCGTTCGTCGCGGCAAACAACCCGCTCCAGTCCGGTGTCTGGGTCATGGGTGCAACCTACGCGCTACGCCTCATGATGATGCTGAACCCACTCGGTCAGCGCGAATTCCCCGGCATCACGATGCAGGGCGGCACGTTCTTCGAACTGCCAGTCATCGTGTCGAACTACCTGGGCGACTATGTGGGCCTGGTGAATGCCGAGGACGTCTACCTCGCTGACGAGGGCGGCGTCGATATCGCTATGTCCACGGAGGCTTCCCTGGAGATGGTCGATAACCCGACGCAGGACACCGGCGCCTCCACGCCGGTCGATGCCGAGCTGGTTTCGATGTTCCAGACCAACAGCGTCGCGTTCCGTGCAGAGCGAACCATGAACTGGGCTCGCCGTCGTGCTAGCGCGGTGGCGTGGATGGACAACATCACTTGGGGGGACCCTGCCGCGCCTGCGGCGCCCTAAGCGCTTGATAGACACTGCCGGCCTCGTACGCGGGGCCGGTATCCTCAGGCGGAGGTTATCATGAAGAAGTCATCCTACATGACGCGGGCGATGAAGGCCCGTGACCCACGCTATGCCCGGATTCTGGCTGGTCTTGGGTATCAACGAACCGACATGGTTGACGACGATGACGCGCTGGCGAAGAAGCCGGTGGCGGACAAAGACGCTACTGTCGACGGCGCCCTGAAGCAGAAAACAAACCTGTCCGCCCTGCGCAAACGGTACCAGGAAGTTGTCGGCAAGAGGCCGTTCGGCGGCTGGGATGCTGATACGCTCCAGGCCAAAATTGTTGAAGGTACCAAGGCCTAATCCATGCGCCTTCTCGGCCTAAACATATCCCGCGCCAAGGCGACGGAGGAAAAGGCGCTCGCGCCCGTGTCCCAAAACAGGGGCTGGTATCGCATTCTTGAAGCCTTCTCGGGGGCGTGGCAGCGGAACGTCGAGGTCCGGTACGACGACGTGCTGTCGAACCATGCCGATTTCGCCTGCCGTACCTTGATAGCCTCAGATATTTCGAAGCTACGGATCAAGCTCGTTCGGAAGGACGAGAATGATATCTGGACTGAGACGACAAATCCGGCCTATTCGCCCGTCCTGCGTAAGCCGAACCATTTCCAGAACCGGATCCAGTTCATGGAAAGCTGGGTGCTATCCAAGCTCCAGCGTGGCAACGCCATCATCCTGAAGCAGCGGGACGGCCGTGGTGTAGTGAAGGCGCTATATGTGCTGGACTGGACCCTCGTCACGCCCCTTGTGGCCGACGACGGCAGCGTGTTCTACCAACTCAACACAGACAACCTGGCAGGCCTCCTCGAAGCGGTGACGGTGCCAGCCCGTGAGATAATCCACGATCGCTTCAACTGCTTCTATCACCCCTTGGTTGGGCTCTCTCCAATCTTCGCGGGTGGGCTTGCCGCCACGCATGGTCTCGCGATCCAGAATGACAGCACGACCTTCTTTCAGAACGGAGCCCAGCCAGGCGGTATTCTGACGGCACCTGCGGCAATCAGCGATGAGACGGCTAAGCGCCTGAAGGAGCACTGGGAGCAAAACTTCTCGGGCAAGAACTCAGGCAAGGTGGCGGTTCTTGGCGATGGGCTGAAATATGAGGCCATGAAGGCCAAGGCTGTAGACTCTCAGCTCATCGAGCAACTGAAGTGGTCGGCAGAGGTCGTCTGTTCCACATATCACGTGCCGCCCTACAAGATTGGTGTTGGCACGATACCAACCAACAACAACGTCGAGGCCCTC